AGTCAGCGTTTCCGCTACCTGTTGATTTGAAAGGTCGTACATAAGTGCCAAAAGACCATTCTGCGGGGGCGTAAGAGTCAGTAAACATTTGTCTAGCACGTCTAGACGTGCCATCAGCTGCTGACATTTCGCTTAAAGTAACTTCTGACGTGTTTGTCGCCTGTGAGAAAGAAAAGCCATCGAGTACGGGCAATTCCCATACTGTAGAACCTATCTCTATATAGATTTTCGAGTCTCTACTAAAATATAGTACATCTGCCATAGTTTTATCTCCTATGAGGTTAGAAAGAGCAAAGTCTTGAACATTTATTCGTGCTTGCCGTTTCTAGTATTGAATTTGTATTTGCATCTCAGCTATACCAAGGGGCTCTAACACACCTTCGTCAGTATCTATACTAACAATGGTGATCTGCTGAGTACACTGAGTAGCCCCATCCTTATCTGTGTACTCAAGTCTTGAGTTTTGTTCTATTATAGTCTCAACATCTTCAAGTATACTTTCTATAGCTAAAACTGCGTCTTCCTCATCTACGTATATACGAACAGTTACGTTTAGAAATCTATCTTTGTAGCCTCCACTTTGGTACTCACGAGTTTCTAATCCAGCACTTAAGTGTATAGCAGGGTATTGCTTTATTTCATCCCAGAAAAGTAGTCGAGGACTTACGTTGTTAAAGAGATTAGAGCGAAACTCTGTACCCCCATCTATAGTTTTTATCTTACTTGCCAGAGCCTCTACTAGGGCCATTCTTCTTGTGGTGTAGCTTCTTTCTGTCATATTATACTCTTCTAGTGTAAAATCGACCTTGCATATGTTGTACAGCAAGTTGTCTTATTGATAGGTTTATAAGCTTTCTAGGATCTCTATTTACACTACCTTGGGCAAACCCAGGCTCAAAAGTCTGGTAAGGGTATAGCATGTACGTATAAGCTATGCTAGGGAACCCTTGAGGGGTGGGGGTAATCCCTACAACTCTTGTTGAGTCTGCAAATCTTCCTGTGCGATAATTAAGTCTAGGGCTACCCATGTTTGCAGCTACTTGCTGAGGTAGTTTTGCGTTAATTATGGCTGCAAGTTGTGATATATCTGATTGGGGGGAGAATTCACGCTCATCCCCCGGCCTGTCGATAAGGTCTAGTTGAGATACTCTAAACCTTTTCTCCTCTGTAATTTTACCTTTATTTGTTACCCAACCACTAGAAACTACTTTCCTGGAGGGTCTATTCGGCCCAGAAGCTTTTAAGTTCTTTTTACCTGAAGTTAGGCTACTTAGTACAGTTTTCGCTACACCTTGCTTAATAGAAGGAGAACCTGTAAAAGTTACTAAGTCCTTTTTTATAAGCCTTTTTACTGCGTTTCGAAAGTTTTGCTCTTTTTTTGAGTCTAAAGCATTTACACGTGCGGACTGGTTTGATATAATTATAGAAAAGTCTTTTCTAAACTTACCTTTGTTTGTTAGTATTAGAGAGTGTTTAAGTTTTGTAGTAATTCCATAAGTATCTTTTATAACAGTGATAGCATTCATTGTACTGCCAGGAGCACCAAACTTAGCAAGTGCTTGTTCGATTTTTATTATCTTTAACAGGGATACAGGAGCTCCAAATTCTCCGTGACCTAGATTATCTCCAGTCCTGCCTTTTTTACCCGAACCCGTGGCGGCTCCTGTTACAGATGTACTATCTACAGTTTTTTTGCCTCTTGCTTTGGTAAGTACTTCTACGCTCTTTCCTAAGTCTCGCTTTAGTGTATTAATAACGTTATAATTACGTACTAAGTATAATTTATACATTGATTTTTTAAGGTTTGATACCCTACCACCTCTAACACCAGCTTTGTATCTTTCCATCTCAGCTTTCTTTAAGTTGGTTCCCCCAGTACTTACTAACTTTATAGCTTTAGCTTCCTCAACTTTTAATTCTCTCTCAATCTTCTCATTGAACTTTTTTGCCCACTGTTCTGCTTTAGGGACTTCAGCATGTACAAAAGCAAACTCAAGTAGTTTAAGGGTTCTTTTTCTATTATATGCAAATATCTGACCTACATTTGCTTTTACTTCTTGCCTAATACTTTTCTTGAATAATTCTTCTACTTTCGAAGTTAGTGATTGTAGATCTGCTGTACTCATTAGTATATCTTATAAAGATCTAGTACTCTACGTATATGATCAGGGAAAGAGGAGTTTTGTACAACAGAGCTACCTGCGTTCTGCACAGAGGCTCCTTGAAGAGTTCTGCGCTCTTTGTGTTCATCTTTTAAGTAGTAGGTTACTAAATCCGATACAGCTAGTTGTAAGTCTAGAGGGCACTCTGAATACCCTGAGGTGTATGATACTTTTACACTACCATTACCTTTAGGAAAGTAGTGTTTATACCCTTGCTTAGTTCTGTATATAGTATCTGTAGTAGTGTCTAAGTAGTAATTTGACGGATCTACTAATATATACTCCGCACCTCTAATGCGTTCGTGTAGAGAGGTTATATTAACTGCAGGGCACTCTCTTAACTGAACAGCGTCAGTATCCCAATTAAGGGAATGGAACTCTTCTTTAGGGGTAGTGAAGTGGTCAAGAAAATCTGTAGCACAGTAAGTTTTTACTAATTGACTTACAGAACCAATTAAGGACTCAGTACGAACATCTTCTTTTGGTGAAGTAAGTCCTTCCGAGTTCTTGTACTGATGTAAGGTAATTAAAGGTATCATATGTAATCCAATTAGTAAAAACTTAAAGGCCCGAAGGCCCTTAAATTTTAAAAGCTTCTTAAGCTACGTACTTAAGTGAGATAGAAGGCTTATCCGCACCCGCTGCTGGAAGGATTTCGTTAAATCCTAACGACTGAGTAGCAACGATAATTCTACGTTGATTCATTACTTCGTAGTCTTGTTCTACCGCGACTCCACGTAGTCTAGGGATTAAGTAGTTACGAGTATTAACTACAAAAGCTGCGAAGCTACCGTCTTCCGCTGCACCTAACTCTTCAGAAACTATAACTGGAGTACCAAATACCGCGCCTATTGTACCAGTGATACGTACAGCCATATCAGAACCAACTTCGTCAATAGTCTGGAAAGAAGGATCATCTAGTAGATCGTAGTAACCAGTTTGGCTTACTATATACACTAATTCACTAGGATTAAGTCCGTATTTACCCATTTGCTGACGTCCAGTAAGTAACATCTTAGAGGTTAGCTTAATGCTTCCTCCTATAGATAGTGTAGCACCTGCTTCTGCAAAACCAGCCAATCCATCAATTGAACCGCCATTACCTAATAGGATAGCGCGCTCTACTGAACGTGCGTGTGAACGTGCAACACCTTCAACAAGCATAGGCATTAGATTAACAAGTACTTGCTCGTCAACTTCATTGTCCATGTATGTGCTTGAGATTAAACGATGAGCAGTAAGGATAACTTGCTTTGGTTGGTAGGTACTATTTGAGCCCCCACGGTTAGATAGGTTACCAGACGTTGCGTTAGTAGCCCACTGAGCTAAGTTAGAGTCTATCTGGATAGGTAGAACTGTAGAGAGTCCATTAACTGTTAGCTCACGGAAAAGACGTGCAACTTTTAGGTCGCGCATAATTTCTTTTTCGATTTGACGAGATACTTCTTGGTCAATATCGGCAGCGTTAGTGTTGTAGTCGATACCTGCTTTCTCTTGTAGTTTAACGCCAAAGTCAGTGTTCATACCTTTCTGGGTCATTACGCCTAGGATATGGGCCTTCATAAAGTCTTCACCCCACTTAGTTAAGTCAGCCTTCTCACTTCGCTCACCGAACACACGCTTTGAGTCACGCATTTTGGTAAGCTCAAGCTCTTTTTCGTCAAGCTTTTCTTGTAAGTTCTTCTGGAACTCAGCCATTTTTTCGTCTTTTGCCGCAATACGAGCGTCAACGTCTGCAAGTAACTTCGCTCTTTCGTCAGCTACAGCTGCTTCTTGGGCATCTTTAGCTACTTTAGCTGCAACAACTTTGTCGTCTGCTGCTTTCTGTTTTGCGTTTGACATAGCGATTTGTGCTGCGGTGTCTGCTGCTACTTGTTTAGCGAATGCTGCCAAGTCAATCTTTTCTTCTTTCGGATCCATAGGATTCTCCTGTTCTTTGGCTATTGCCGGTTTTACCTGTGCATCACTAGTTGAATTTGAAGCATTGACTTCATCTTCAGCCAACGATTGACTGGCTAGAGTTACACTCTTTAAAGTTTTTTTGTACGCTTCGTAAGACTCATTGTCCTCAAAGCTTTTAGCTACTGAAAATATAGCTGATTGGTTGCAAGGTACTGAAACTACTGATACTTCGAATAGCTCTGCGTCTTTAATAAGTAGACCATCGGTATATTCAATATAGTCTGCATCTTTAACCCTAAAGCCTACTGAAAAAGCTCCAAGTATACCTTCTTTTATAAGTTCCGCTACATTGTCTGGGGCGTACTTACTGATATTTACTTCAATCTCTAAACCACTAGGTAGTGGAGTTA